CTCTCCAAAACGGTCAAGGTTATACGTTGATAAATTCCATGCTATTCCATTGGTATTAAAGGGCAGTTCCTTTTCAGTTTCTTTACCTGTAGATAGCTGGAAAGGTATACAGGCGATTAGTTCAACATCTTCTGTAATTTGCTGTATTCCTTCTGCTTCTTTTTTTACTCCAAGAAAATCCAGTAATGCCATAGCATTATCAGCCTTAAAGTTCCCACTTTTAGTTCTTACAATCATATACACTCCCTTCCGCCATGGACGGCGGTGTCAATATGTTAATCAGCATGGAAGCTGATTAACTTGCCAATCTCCTATTAATGTTTTTTCTTCTCTCTGCCCATTCAGGTAGAGGAAACTTATATGTCCTGTCGTCATAAAATTGAATGTCTTCTTTTGTAACTATTTCTAATCTAAATGCCAAAGAGACCATCTCATGGCTATTACTTACATGGAAAATGTCATAAAGTGCTTTCAGGTAATTTTCTACTGTACTTTTTGTAATTTGAAGATTCTGTCCTATTCTTTTTGTTCTAAATCCGCAGCATAACATTATAAGGCAATCCATTTGTTTCATTGTTATTTTTTTATTTATATCAGGTTCTTCATCAGTGGTATTAATAAATTCTTTTAATTCAGGTGATATATATTCTCTTTTATCTCGAACATAGCTTAAACCTTTCTTAAATTCAGCAGAACCTTCCCACAGATTTACATAAGACTTTACGCCATGCCAGATAAAGAATATGGCTTTACCCAAAGGATAATTATCACCGGACACAACAGCAATATAAAGATTAGGGAATATTTTTATTATTTCGCCTAACATAAAGGGTGTACCAGCTTCATAGAATCTACTGTCCATAATCATAAGCTGTGGTTTCATTTCATCAATCAGCATATTAAGTCCATCTTTTTCGATAGCTGTTACAGTAATATCTTTAAATCCCAGGCTCTCATAAAACCTTTTTATATCAGGAAATAGTTTTACTGCACGGCTAACGATAAGCGTACCTCCTGCCACTAAGCACCGTCCTCTTTGTGCTTGTTGCAATCACAGGAAGTTAAGGATTTTGGCTTGTGCCAAATATCACCCCATGGCTTTGTTTCTTTGCCACGCTCTCTAAGAACATCATTAATTGTTTTAATCCCTGCGTTTATTTCAGCTATATCTCTTTTACTTTGTGCGTCCTCATTTTCTTGTAGTTCAGGTATATCCCAAAGGTCAAAGCGTCCTGTTTCCTTTAAGCCAAAACGCATAAAAAATTGGCTTTCAAGTATTTGCTCAAACTGTCGTAAAGTAGGGATTAAAGTATATTGCCAGAAAGCAGAGTGCTGTTCTTTTGTGTCCTTGCCAGATAACGCAGTAGATTTATCAGAGATATTTGCAACACGGGGCGGTATTCCAAACTTCGCAAGTATGGTATACAAGTTCCAGCGTTTTAATTCAAATAATTTGATTGTATCAGGGTTAAATGAAAGAGCTTCAAAACTTGTACCTTTACCAAGAACAGCAATTTTTCTTCCAGCTCTTACTTGTCCGTATTTACTTTCCCATCGCCGTTCCAATGCGTCAGCTTCTTCAGGTCTAAGTGTCTGGTCTGTTTTTAATAAGCCTTGCGGGATAGCATTATGTTTTAGTAATGTTGTATTTGCTTTATTGGCAAAGAAATCCTGGTCAAGTTCTAATCCTAAAGAAACTAAAGGATTAACACCTCTTGATGGGTTCCATGGATTCCAGTCTCGAAAGTGTATTATTTCATCAGAAAAAATTGGTATTTGTTCATGGCTGCATTGGTAGAACCATCGCTGCCGTTTGTTTACAAAAACGTCATGGTCTCCCCCTCCGCCTGCAATTTCATTTTGCAATCGGCGGGGGTTAAGTATATAAAATTCTTTCGGCAATCCTCCTGAATAATCAGGACCAAACCACCATATTGCTTCTCCCTCTAAATACCACCATGCCGCTGTTTCTTTCCAGAGGTCAAAGCGTGAAAGATTACTGTTGGGTCTATGGAACAAGTCATATAAAGACCCTTTTTTTAATTCTTCCCCCCCGCACTCTAATACATAATCAGCCCTTGCCAGATTGCGTATAAGAATGTTAATCGCAATATTAACCCAGGCATTAGAAAGGTAACAATCTGTTATATTGCTATCATTCTTAAAGATATGGTTTTCTTCATCAAAAATCAACGAATCAGAGAAACTTTTTACATTATTCTTAATTAAATGTCGTTTATCATGGTTTTTTTGTCGCTGTAAGATGGATTTTATGTTAAAGGGGTTCATAATAATATCACCCCCTGTTGAATGTCAGAAAATATCGCATACCGCAAAGCGTCAAGAAAGTGGTCATTAACTTTTACAATCTGCCCTGCTTCGTCTCTGCAGTAATCCCATATTTCCGATAACACACCAGTACAATTTTCACAAACATAAAATTGATGACGCTCAATTTTTGCATTTATATAATCAATACCACTGTCAACAGAATTATTTGCTTTTATACCGCCTGTTATTTCCTGTATGCGTTCACCACCAGCAGGGTCGCAATACACAGGACAGCCCATCTCATCTTTCCAGTCCAGCCAGCCCCTTGCGGTCAATTCCTCGTTAAAGGATTGTGTAGTCATGTTGAAAGCACCGTAATCGCAAAGGACATACACAACTTCGCCAACCCAGCCAATCTTCACAAAAGTTATATTTAATCCAAAGTCCTGCCCTGCAGCATATCTATCAAACTTTTCAGGTAAGTCAGAAGCCTTAATAATCATGCTTTCTTCAAACTTTTCGTAAATCACACCTTCTGCTTTTACCCACAAGCCATCTCTAAATCTTGCTTTTTGTTTTTCAGGAAGAATGTCTAATATGTCAGTTATGTAATCTTCCGGCAGATTTTCCCTGTTATCTTCGGGGTTCAGTATCATGGAATCGTACAGTTCCGGTTTTTCCAAAGGTTCACCAGTAAGAAAAGCCCTCTTTAATACAAAAACCTTGTAAGCCCAATGCAAAGGAGAACCAGGGTTACAGTCATAAAAAAACAAGTTACGGCAGCCCTCAATACGCATAGCCAGACGGCTATAGGCAGTAGTAACAGCAGCATAGCCCAACTGTGAAATTTCATTAAAATAAATCGTGTTATATTCATGCCCAAGAATTCTGTCAGCTTGTTCTTTATCACCCAAGCCGCCTATCCATATTTCAGAGCCATTGAAAAGCCGTATCATACTTTCATGTTTCAGGTAGGTATATGCCGAACCTTTGGTTCGTATTTTACCTGTGGTCTTATCAAGCCATGGCAGCATGGTTTCAAGCAGTACCGAAGAACGTGCATCTTTTGCCCTGTAACGGCATATCAGATGTCGGCTTCCAGCAAACCTCAAAGCCCTGTAAATAATAGCCATTACTAAAACCGTGGTTTTACCGGAACGAGAACCGCCAAAAAGCAAAATATGTTTAGCTCCGCTTTTCAACAGAGCAAGAGCCTTGCGTTGAATTAATGTAGGCTTAAACACAAGCGCTGTTCCCATATTCTAAAGCCCCTCAAAATCCTGCACAAAAGATAGTTCACCTTGTTTTGTTTCTGCCTTGCTGTTATCAGTTACAAGCCCTGCTGCTTCTCTTTCTGCTTTAATTGCGGTCTGTACCCATTCAGTTACATTGCCCTGCGTCAAATCTTCTGGGTTCATGCTGTCAAGTTTTTTGCTAACAACTTCCAGCATTTTTCCTGTAACTTTCCTGTGTAGTTCGCCCTGGGCTTCAATTGTTTTTCTAAGTTCCCCCTGTTTCAGTTTTTCAGTGTAATTGTCATAATCTGCTGCTCTTTCACGCCAGCGAAATTGCGTACACCAGTTACGCCACACCCTATAACGTTTTGCTCTTACACCTTCATCTTTTTCTGTGATATCAACAGCCCTGCGTATATTCCTGTCAGAGCCAAAATCACGAAAAGTACAAAATGCTGAAAAGGCTGCTGCTGTTTCACCTGGTAATCTCTCCCAGCTTTCAAAAGGCATAATTTCCGCTTTTGCCTGTTCAATGGCTTTTGCAATATCTGTCATGGATTGCTCTCCCCTTCATCAAATAGGGTTGCATTATTATCAGACTGTCTATTTTCAATCCACTTTTGTATTTCATTAGGCTTGAACCGAACCGCCCTGATTATCTTGTGGAAAGGTATTTGCTTTAACATCACATAGCGGCGTATAGTCTGTTCAGAAAGCTGTAACATTCCAGCCACTTGTTTAGTGGTCAAATAGACTTCCATTTCTGTTTCCCCTGTTTTCATGAATAAATCTTCCCAGAGAAAGAAAAGGAAAGAACTAGGTAAAAAGCCCAAGTTTTCATTATTGCGATTTCCCACTTTCTTCCGGCAGGTTCGTTTCTTTTATGTTTTCTGTGGTTGAATACATAACTTGTGTAACAGTGCCGTTATAAACTTTAGCTGTTACAGTAACAGCACCATACTTCAAGCCCGCTGCATTGCTTAACAATTTGACAACCATATCCTCTGCTTTT